TCGTAGCGCCTATATATCGGCTATTTGAAAGAGAAGATTGAAGACCAACAGTCAAGAATGTCTGCGTCTGTGACGGTGAAGCAGAGATAGCACCCGTAGTCGTTTGGACTGTTTGCCCATTTTGGACGATAGGTACAGCTTCCGTTCCAGTAATCGCACCGGCTGCTGGGAGTTGCGTGATCTGGATATTAGCCATAGTTAAGTGCTTAATGAGTCCAAATTACCAGTATTAGAGGGCGTCTGCGTATTTTGCTGTGGAGAAATTATAGAGTTCCCATACGCTCCAGTTATCAGATCGTTTGTATCCACAGCTATGTTCGCGTCAGGTCGAGGAAACCTAATCGTAATGCGTTCAGTCTGCCTAGCAGCAAGTCGGTACGGGTCAATATTATCCTGACATCCCTCGTTGCAGACCTGAAGGCCGGGGAAGTTAGGGTCAGACCGCATGACCGATTTAGCCCTCTTCATACGGCATCTATCGCAAATAGCAATAGAAAGTACCGCATTCCCGAGGGTGCTAAGAAACCGTGGCATCAGCGTGTATAAACCGAAATATTCGGGGCTAGGTAGATCGGACTCTTGTCACGCTCTTCCTGCTCCGCATCAAAGAAGAATTTATCAGCCATCTTCTCTAGGTAGGTAATTCTATCAGCCTGCACTCCGGGCAACTCTAGCGCCATCCTATGCGCCAAAGTCATCACGATAGCCTCATACCACCGCTGCGGGATTTGCAATGAGTCCTGCAATGACCCGACATCCTCGATCTGGTTGTGACACCAGACCGTGATTTGAACGAAAGGGTCAGATGGGGTAGGCCACAAGTATATCGTCGGCTGAGGAATTGTCCTGTCAAACCAGAACTGAAACGGCTGGTTAGACGTAAAGTTCTTATTCGGCAGGTTCGTGTAGTCATCACGGTTAAGCCGTGACATCTGAATCTCTGTGCTGTTGTTACCTACATAGAACTCACGCAAAGCCAAAGTTGCCCCGTTAGAGGCACGAATGCGGTAAAAAGTAACAGATTGACCCGGATCTATGTCCGTCCACACCCATTGATTGTCATAGACCGTGATCGCCCCAAGACTACTTAGCGTAGACCACGTTACGTTGTCGGTAGAATACTCAAGCGTAATCGTCCAAGATGCGGATCCACCGCCTGATACATAAGGCAGAAAACCGATAGAGCCAGCATAGATGGGGTTGTCAGTACCGTAACTGACCGAAATATTGCCGTTTGCGGATGTCTGCTGACAAAAAGTATCTACATCGTTATCGTAGACGTTTGCGACGACACCGCCAGCCGAGGTAGCGTAATTGCCCACAGGACGATTCAAAGTCCTGTACAGCGTGTTCAGAACGTCTACCGTACCTACGGGGAGGGCGTAGATGTACTTGTTAGCCGTAACACCAAGAACCGTCTTAGTAATCGCCCAGTATTGGATACCGCGATTGGCAAGATTGGAAAGCAAGAAGAACAGGCTCTCACGCGCAGTTATCTGCTGCTCAGACGTTAGCTCTTCAGCTAACTTGCCGCATCGCCGCGCACCGTGATCGATAAGCTGCTGAACATCGATTACGGTCTGACCAACAGTGCCTGAAGTCGCCATTGATATTTACCAGCCCGGACAATTCCAGCGTTTTAAGGAGGCTTTTGCTCTTGGAGCATCACCAGATGCGTGCTTAACAACACCAGACATACGCGCACAGAAAGAATTCTTACGAGCGCCACCTTGCGGTTGAGGTGCTTTTAAGTTACTTCCCGTCTCTCTATTATACTTATCGCGGCCTTTCTGAGTAAGACCCGCACCTTGCTTTGTAGAAAGTTTTTCACCGCGACCAATAGCTAGTGATGGATTCTTTTTTGCCATAGTCAAAACCTGTACTTAGCTGTTTTCTTAGCTATGCTTTTGGGTTGAGCCACAAACTGCTTACCCGCCGCTTTACCTTGCCTCTTAGCTTTAGTTGTCGCCGCGTATTCAGCAGAAGACAATGACTTTATAGCCGCTTCAGGAAGATACCTCTCGCCTGTCTTTGACGAAGGCTTGCCTGACTTAGTACGCCATTTTTGATCACCCCAACTTTTGAGGGATTGCTGTGGCGCTTTCAATCTGAGTACCCGCCGCCAGCAGCCTTATAGCGTTTGGCTACAAGTTGAGCTTTTCTGGCTGACCACTGCCCAGCCCCAGTACCTTGAACCGCAGCCGCTTTAACGCTACTGACAATACGCTTGCGCATCTCAGGCTTGGTGTAATTGCCAGCGGCATTTACCTTTCCACCTTTGTCCATCTTTTTGTCAGCATTAACAAACTCTTTTCCTACTTTTGTAGGAACACCCACCTTCTTGGCAAAATCAGGGTTGTGCGCAACTGCCGCCATTAAACGGTGCTGAGATGGTGATTTGCTTGGCATGGTTAGTCTGGGTTCTTGATGTAGATGCCTTCAAATTCAGCAGACACATTAGAAGCCCCTGCTGAAGCAATTGCTCTAATTTCAATGTCTGTCTTTTCAGCAAAAACAAGAGGGGTGTGCAAATCAAGAATGAAGTCACCATTACCAGCAACCCTAGCCGAAGTTTGTTGTCTAAAAACTCCGCCCAATGGACGCTGATTCATTTGAAAGTTTGTCCAAGTATTTGCGGTTGCGTTTCCAGATGTGTAGAAAACTCCCATCAAATACAAGGTGTACCCAGCAGGTACAGTCCAAAATGCCATTTGCGTTTGGTTTGCACCAATAGCAACCATGCCGTATATGTTTGCAGGGACGCCAGAAGTAACAGTGCCAGTGCCAGCGTAAATAGTTCCTACGGCAGTTGCACCAGAACCCGCTGTGGTTACATACATACGAGAAATACGCAAGTAACTGTTGCCAGTGTTGACTGCTGTTTGCCCATCTAAAAGGACAGACTCGCTAATTTCGTCGTAATTTGCATCAAGACCAAAAATAGCAATTGATCTTGCGCCAGTGCCAGCAGAAGTATCGTCTGCACTTGAGCTAGAAATTTTCATAACAGTTGCGGAGGCAGGATACACATATGTTCCACCTTGCGCCCAAACTGTTTCAATAGATGTACCGACATCGCCATTGATGCCAAACTTAAATAAGGCTTTGTGACCATCAACTTGCCCACGGGCTACTTGCAGTTCAAATGGCTCATACGCACCTTGGCGCGTTGCGGAAGAATAAATACCCATATTTTTCTCCAATCAAAAGCAGGGGCCGAAGCCCCCGCTTTATTTTAGCAATTAACCTTACCACCTTTGCGCTGCTTGGCAGGAACAACAGTCGTAGACTCCTTAGTCTTTGTTACCGCTCCGGGAGCGTCAGAAGAACCAAAAAGACCTTTAACCTTACTAACAAGAGGACGGATGTAAGTCATGGGATTCATGGCTTCACGATCAGCAAGGTTTTCAGCTTTCTGGGTAGCATAGGTGTCTTTGTAGCCCTTAGTCTCTTTATCAGACTGTGCGTCACCGCCACCATTAAGCTTTTTTACACTGCCACCCTTCTTGAAAGTACCTGCAAACCGAATCGTACTGACCGGCTCAGCAGGCTTCTTCCTTCCCTCTGGCATCTTGACGGCGCGTCCTGTATCAATCAGGCCACCGTCAGCAAACTTTTTTACTCCACCACCCTTCTTGAAGCCGCCTTGACCATTGACCACACCGCCAGTCTTAAAGCCGCCCTGACCGTTGACAACGCCGCCAGTGGCATAACCGCCTGCCCCCTTGACTACACCGCCAGTCTTCAGTCCAGCATGAGCCTTAGATGCAGGCTTGCTCTCATGCGACTTCAACTCCTTGCCAATGCCTTTGATACCCTTCATCTCCATCTTGTGCATCGCGGGTGTTTCTACCTCACCGCCTTTAGCCTTAGCTTTACCGCCATGCTTCATCATAGGAGCAGGAGCCATAGCAGGAGCCATAGCAGGAGTGCTACGAGCAGCCGCCAGAGCCGCAGGAGACATCTTCATAGCCTTACGGCGTGCCATCATCGACGGACGTCCCGGAGAGGCTACAGGAGCATTTACAGCAGGACGACCTACCAGCGCGGGAGTACCAGCCAGCGCACCCATGACACCACCATCCATCTTCTTCATGGGCGCATGACCATTCTCGCCCTTTGACTTCATACCGACATGACCACCTTTTTTGAGCTTCAGAATGACCGAAGGCTCAGTGGTCTCCATTTTTACCATTGGCTTGAATTGACCCATGATTTTCTCCTTATGCCTGCGTGACGCCAAGAGCGCCAAGACGGGTTGCATTCGGCCCAACAGCCAACGCTGGGAGGGAGAGGTTCATAACCAGCCGCTTCTGACCATCGGTTGCGCTAGACGGCAGATAAGTCCCGCGCACATCGCCAGTGGTGGTGGTGGCTGTTGCGGTTGCAGCAACGACCGCCGTACCAGCATCCTCAGCCAAGGTGCTATTCCACCCTGCTCTTGCCACATAGCCAATGTCAAGCAAACGAACGGGAAGACCAATGATGTCAGTCGTTCCAACAGCAACCGTAACTACGGGACTGCCAGAGATCGTGATACCGCTAATCTGGAAGAACGCCTTCTTGCCGTTCACCGTGGTCGAAGCAACAGCACCAGTGGCAATCACTTCGCTCATAGCCTGACCGTAGTAGTCATAGCCAGAGATCGTGACGTTTCGGGTTGTTGGTGAACCAGCACCAGTCGTTGTCGCAACAGCGCGGGGGCAGTCAAGCTGAACAACGGTAACAGCATCAGCACGAACAATGG